CTGCTTGCTGAAAATGGAACATCAGCGCAGACTGCATTCACTGTTGCAACCACAACTTTGGTTGCTTACAGATAGTCTTCAAAACAAATTTTAACCAGCTTTGAATTATTTCAAGATGGTTTGATTGACATTGAAAATATTGTGGCAACTGTTGCTGGCCAGAGATTGGGTAGAATTACAGCAACTCACATGACCCTTGGAACTGGATCTAGTCAACCCAAAGGAATTGTAATTGCAGCCAATGCTTCAACTGCTGTTGCATCCACAACTGCAATAACTGCTGCAAACATTCTAACCTTGGTTGGCAATGTTGACCCTGCCCACAGGAATGCACCAGGAGTTGCTTTCATGATGAACAGCGCAACCCTTAATCAGGTTGCAAGTATCATGGATGATAATTCTAGGCCAATCTTTGTTACTAATTATGTTGATGGTTCTGGCAGATTGCCAACTATTTTGGGTTACCCTGTTTATGTTAATAACAACATGGACAGCGCAGCAGCAACCAAGAAGCCAATCATCTTTGGTAACTTGTCAGCCTATACAGTTAGACAAGTAACAGGGCAAGCTGGTTTAACTTTGGTCCGCCAGAATGAAACCTATGGTCACATAGGCCAAATCGGTTGGACTGCATTCACCCGAATGGATGCAAATATTTTAACTGGAAATGCAACCACTTATAGCCCAATTTGGTCGCTATTAATGTCAGCAGGCGCATAATGAAAATCACAATGATTATATCTGTTGCCTCTGCTTGGGATAACACCAACAGAGGTAAAACAGTAGAAGTACCAGATGAAGTTGGTATGGAATGGTGCAGGATTGGTTATGCCAAACCTGCATCACCACCAGCCAAAGAAAAAGCCACTTCCAAAATTACCCCAGAGGTAAGAACAAATGGAACTCAAGGGGATAGTAACAGTATTAGTACAACCGACAACGGAACCAATAACACTGGCACAGGCAAAAAGTCATTTAAGAATTGACCATTCTGATGATGATACTTATTTGAATCTTTGCATAACTGCAGCCAGAAGTTACTTTGAAAAAATGTGTGAAATAACCATTCTTTCAACCACTTTAAAATTGTCATTAGATACCTTTGAAGATGTTTTATATCTTCCGCGAGGGCCAATCCAATCTGTTACTGAAATTGTTTATTGGGATTCAAACGAGGATGAACAGAATGTTGCCGATTGGCAAGAAGATATTGCTTCTGGCCCTGCAAGGTTGATGCCCCTATTAGATGAAAGTTGGCCAGAAACAGCAGGGATAATGAATTCTGTTGAAGTTACTTATGTTGCAGGTTTTGTAAATGCTGCAGCAGTTCCAGAATTATTAAAGCATGGCATTAAATTTTATGTTGGCCATCTTTACGAAAACAGGGAAGCAGTTACAGAAGGAACATTATCAGAAGTTCCATTAGCAGTAAGTTCAATCATAAATATGTTTACCAATGGGGTTTATCATTAAAGCTGGAAAACTTAATACTAGAATTGAACTGCAAAGCAAAAGCACAACCTATGATGCTATGGGGCAACCTGTTTTGGCATGGGCAACTGACTACACTGTTTCAGCCTCTGTTAAACCTTTATCTTCCAGAGAAGCTTATTTTGCAAAAGCAGTAAGACCAGAAACAACCCACAGAATAATCATGCGTTATCTTTCAGGTTTTAGCCATCATCACAGAATTAAAATTGGCGCAAGGATTCTAAACATATTAGCGATTCTTAATATTGATGATGACAATAGAACCATGCAGGTTGATTGCCTAGAGGTTGTAACCTAATGGGAAAATTCAACAAATCAGTTTTGATTGCCAAGGGCAAAGTATCCATTGAAGGTTTGGATGAATTGGTTGATGTGTTTCAGCAATTAACCAGTAATAAAAAAGATGGCAAGTTGGTTGCTGCAATGCGCTATGCCATGAAGCCCATGCAAGAAAAAGTAAAATCCAATGCCCCTAGCAAAACCAAAACCACAACCGGAGCTTTGAAAAGATCCATAAGTTTAAAGGCAAAGAAATTTGGCAGGGGAAAAAAGAAAGTTATTCAAGGTTTAGTTGGGCCAAAGTTAGGCAAATCGGTTACTAAATTTGGAAGGCGATTTGATCCAATACACTATGCCCATTTGCTTGAAAGAGGTGCAGCAGGGCATTCCATTCAACCAAAGAAACTTGCAAAATTAACAACCTTTGTTGGCCCTTTAAGGGAAGGTTCCAAAAGGCAGGTAAAGCCAAGCAGTTATCAACATCCAGGCGCAACTGCAAAGCCCTTCATGAAGCCAGCTTTGGAATCAATGGGTGGGGAAATCTTCAACAGGTTTGCAGAAAAGATGAAAGAAATTATTTCAACCTTGGGAATCAAAAAATCTAAGGGTGCAAAATGATTGAATCAGCTTTTTATGATTATATTTCTGGTGTTGCTAATATTACCAATGTAATAGGTTCAAGGATTTACCCTGATACAGCACCGGAATCTGTTACCCTGCCCTGTTTGGTTTATGAAAAAACAGGGGTGGACAGGCAATTAACCCTGCTTAAATCTTCTGGGGTGGTTACTGCAACCCTGCAATTAGATATCTTTGCAGCAACTAGGCTGCAAGCTGAAACAATCGTTGAAGAAATCCGTCTTGCTTTTGATGGTTTCCAAGGAACTTGGGATACCACAAATATTTTCATGGCAAGATTGGATAATGAATCTGTTGGATGGGATTTGGAATCTGCGTTGGAATCTGGAACCCATAGGGCAACAGTTGATTTGGTAGTTACTTTTTCAGAGTCTGTTACAACCTTTACTTAGGAGTTATAGCCATGGCAATTCAAGCAACATACGGAACAACAATTTCAGTTGGTGGAACTGCAATTGGGGAAGCGATTTCAATCACCCCAGCCCAAATTAAAATTGGCACAATTCAAACAACCAATCTTGCAGATGTGGGTAATACCCATGCCCATACATTTATTGCAGGTTTGGAAGATGCAGGGGAAGCCAGCTTTGAAGCAAACTTTGAAAAAGCTGATTTTGATGCTTTGGCTGGAATGGCTTGGGCAAGGGCAGAAGTTGCAGTTGTTGTTACAATTCCTGCGCCAAATAGTGCAACTTATACTATGCAAGGAATTATTTCTGGATACTCTATATCTTCTATAGGTGTAGGTGATGAACTTGTTAAGTGTTCATTCACTGTTAAAATAACGGGTAATGGTTATTATGCAGATTAAAAGGAGTTTTAGTTATGGCTTTAGATAGATTGCAGATCCTTTCTAAAAAAGATTCTTTGCCTAGGCAAGAAATCGTAATTCCAGAATGGGAAGGATCTGTTTGGGTTAGAAGTCTAACAGTTGGGGAAAGAGATTCTATCGATGCAGATTTTAATGCTGCAAGGGGCAAAGGGAAAACCCCTGACAATCTTAGAGCAAGGATGCTTATTAAGGGTTGTTGCAATGCAGATGGATCAGCTTTGTTTTCTGAATCAGATATTGGTGATGTAAATAAATTACCTGCAACAATCTTAGAAAAAATCTTTGATGCAATTTTGAAAATAAACAAGATTGGATCAGGAGCAGTTGAGGAAGCGGAAAAAAACTAAGGGAAGATGCCCCCAGGCTATTTCTATTTAGATTAGCGGGGCATCTCAAAAAAACTGTTGGGGAATTGGAAGAAAATTTAAGCCATTCTGAATTTATGGAATGGGTTGCTTTTTCAAGAATAGAACCAATAGGGGATAGCAGGTTGGATTATTTGTTGGGGATGGTACAGCATACGCAGATTGCTTGCCATTCATCAACCAAATATAAGCTATCTGATTTTGTTCCTGATTGGCTGGGTGAAAAAAACAAACCAGCAACAGCAGAACAAATGGCAGCAGCCTTTGCAACCATGGGCAAAAATGTAAAGGTGAAAAAAAATGGCTGAAGTTAATCTAGGTAGAGCCAGTCTAAGTGTTACAGCAGACCTATCTGGTTTTACTTCTGCTTTAGATAATGCAGCCAAACAAACTGATAAGCTTTCAACGGCTAATAATATAGTGGTTACAAGTTCAAACAATGTAACCACAAGTTTAGATCATCAAACCAAATCAGTTCAAGAACTCCAGGATTCTGCAGTTAGTAATTCTATTCTGGTTAAGAATATGAATTTGACAGCGCAAGCAACCAAACTTGCAACTGATAATCTGGTTTTGCTTGATGGCGCAACCCTGATTTATTTGAAGGATGAAAAAGAATTAGCATTTCAACAAGCAAAATTAAATACAGGATTTAAAGAACTAGAAACCAACCTATTCAAAAATGATGCAGCCTTTAGAAATAATTCTTTATTAATTGAATTGAATACTCAAAAGCAAAGGAATTTGGCTTTAGAAAATAAGGCTTCAATGGCTGCAATGCTGGCTTTAGATGATCAAGCTATTGGATATGCTGCAAATCAGAAAACCTTATCAACAGAATTAGACATTGCAACCCGCAAGCTTGACCTGCAAGCAAGGCAAATGAACATTGATTCAGGGGCAACCAAGGCTTTGCATGATGAATTGGTTAAACTTGAAGAGCAAGAAAAAGCATTGGCAGCCCAAGAAGATAAAGTTAAAGGTATTAATCTACCAATTGCAGTAATTGAACCCCCT